AACAGTAACAAGATCAACAACTTCTACAGGATATTATAGTTCTGTGCCCCAATGGACAGTAACAGGTCTTACTGGAGGTCAATCTTCTACAGTAACAATTACAGCAAGTGATTCAAATGGCAATTATCAATCTAACTCAGCCCAGATAACTGGAATTGGTGGATTGACTCCAGCATTTGGAACTAATACTCCAACCAATGATGGTTTTACTGGATCAATAACTAATTATAATTCATCATACACATGGTCGCTGACTACAGATGTTGGATCAGTTTCTAGTATTCAATCAAATGGAAGTTTTACTGTAACTAATGCTATCCCGCCAACTGCTATTAATGTTACAGCTACCGTAAAATCAGGATCCAATCAAATAGGTCAAGCAACTACAAAGGGATACACAAACTTACCAATACCAACATTTTCAGCACCAGTAGAAAAATCTGGCGGTGGCGGATTTACAGTAAATATAACTAATTATAGTTCTTCTTATACATATAGTATATCTGTGGACACAGGAACATTAGTTAAAGGAACGCCATCGGGGTCAAACTATCCACTTACAGTTTCGGGGTTAACAAACAATGATACAGTAACTATAACAGTAAATGTATCGGAAAGTCCATACGGAAATCAAACAGGATCTTTGACATTTTCAAATGGTGTTAAATCTATTAAAACTAATGTAAATGGTTCATGGGTCAGCATGACAAAAATGTACATAAACAATAATGGTTCATGGACACCAGCAAAAGCAATCTATATAAACAATAATGGCACTTGGACACAAATCAAATAATGTGATAAAATAAAGTTGGAGGAAAAATGGACAAGCTACATCAAAAGAAAAATTTTATTTCTAAAATAGAAGTAGAAAAAATAGTAAAGTATCTAAAGGAAACCGATGGCTGGAGCAAAGGCGGGGATGACTACTGGGATGGTAGATGCCTTTATATAGAAGCAATAGAGGCAGATGGTAGATCAGATATCTATAAACTTTTGTTTGAGATAAAAAATAGAATAGCTTTAGAAATTCAATCTTTTTATGTCAAAGAAGCTTTTCCAGATTTAATAAACTTTGTTCGTTGGCCTGAAGGAATAGAACAACCTCCTCATTGTGATGACATGTCCGATAGTGGCCCAGAAAGATCTTGGTTTAACCATCGTGAGTGGGGAGCTATAATTTATCTAAATAATGATTTTGTGGGTGGAAAAACCTATTACCCTAACTTTGGGTTTGAAGCAGATTTAGAGCCAGGAATGCTAGTGATACATCCAGGAAATCAAGAATATTTACATGGTATTACAAAGGTTTTTCATGGTACAAGATACACAATAGCATCATTTTGGACAACAGATCCAGCTTATGAAAGAAAGATGAATTAAGATTACTAGTTATATAAATGAGGACCAAGATTTAGTACCAAAAAATACTATAGCTATAGTACCGCATTCAGCAAATGCGACTACTAATTATGAAAACATAATATTAAATCTTAAAGACTACCCAAAAAGAGATTGGTTTACATCACACTTTTACTATTGCTTGCCAATAATGATAGGAAATCAGTATGGGTTTGCTGTTAAAAGCCTATATGACATTTCAATGATTTGGGATGGTACAGAATCCCCTGATGGGTTAAAAGTAAATATAGATAACTATGGGTCGGAAGATCAGTTTGTTGTATCAAACTTTGGCTCTGGAATAGTAACATTTCAAAATAAGTTTACTATGAGAACTCCGCTAGGCGTTAATATAATGACTATTCAGCCACCAAATTACTTTATCAAGAATATAGGGGTAATGACGGCAGTTATTGAAACTGACAATTTAAGAAGAGACTTCTCGTTTAATCTAAAGGTAATAGAACCAAATGTAGAAACATTTATAAAAAAGGGAGATATAATATCAGCATTTATACCTATTCCAAGATATTATGTTGACAAGTTTTCTATAGTTGATGCTAAAGATATATTTGATGAAGAAACTTTATCTAAAGAATACGAAGATCAATTAGAGTTTGGAAATCAAAGAAAAGGTCCCGACAAAGAAAAACCTCACCAAGCAGGAAGAAGGTACTTTAATGGCATACATGCATTTGGAGAAAAGTATAGGGATCATCAAAAAAGAATAACAAACCTTGACAAAAAATAATAGTTTGTGTTATACTGAAAAGTAAAGGAGAAACCGATGGATAGAAATCAGTTAATTATAATGGCACTGCAACAACGAATTGCAGAATTGGAATTAGACAAGGCTGTATTGCGAGCAGAACTTACAGTTATGTCTCAAGAAAAAGAATCTGGACAAACAGTACAAACTAATGATTAAACTTTTTAAAGAAAAAAATAAAACAAAGAAATCTTATAACCCTATAGTTCCAAGTGGTCTTATCGCACACACAGAGCGTGGATACTTTTACATTAAGGGCAATAAAAGATTTAAGTTTGTTTCTGACAAAGCAATGGAGTCTTGGTCTCTACCAATTGTTGAGACTTCAGAAGCAATGCTTGTTAATTTTTCTACGGCGGGAGTTCTTGGATTTCGTGATGGAAGTTTGATTCATGATATATCTGATGGTAGAATATATCTTGTAAGCGATTCAAAACGCAGACATATTGTAGATCCAGATGTGTTAGAATGGCTTGATAGTGAAATCATCAAGGTGGGGCAAAAAGAAATTTTTGTTCATCCAGAAGGAGAGAAACTATAACATGTATCAGCCTATCAGGTTTTGGACAAAGCGTGATAGGAAGATTAGTCGGGAAGGCTATGTACTTATAAAAGTACCTGAGCATCCAAAAAATTTTAAAGGCTGGTATTACGAACACCGCCTCATAATTGAAAAAGAATTTAATAGAATAATAGAAGATTGGGAAACTGTTCATCATATCAATCATGACAAAGTGGATAACAGATTAATCAATCTTTTCTTATGTTCAAGAATAGAACATAATAAAGCTCACGCAGCTTGACAAAATAAGACAAATAGATATACAATATACTAAACCTAGACAAAGGATTATATGAGTAACGACTTAAAGTGGATGCTATCATCTGATCAGCAATTCCCGTATCAAGATGATAAGGCCATTGAACTTTGGTTCAAGGTTATGAAGTGGATGAAGCCAGATGTTGTTGACTATCTTGGTGACACTGATGATCAAGCTTGCTATAGCAAGTATACAGAGGGGCGTTCAGCAGAATTCCTTCAATTACATAAGAATGACAGCAAAGATCTTATTGTTCCTATGATGAGGCATGAAGCAAAGGGTGCAAGAGATTTTTATGCTAAGACAAGAGAGATGTTGCCAAATGCACAACTATTCTCAGCACTAGGAAATCATGATATTAGAATTTTTGATTATCTTGACAAGAAGCTTCCAGAATATCTTTCTGAGGTAACACCAGAAGCCTTGTGGTCTTTGGACTCGCTTGGATATGATTACATTTATTATAATGAATTGCCTAAGCATCGCTTTGGAGATATCCATGTTCATCATGGTCTTTCAGTTGCAGACACAGGTGCAGTAAGAAAAGATATTGATGACTTACAAATTTCTTTGATTAGAGGACACTCACACAGAATTGCTTCACACTTCCAAACTTATGAGTTGCCAGTAGCGACGGGCGGAAGAACAATCCGTGGATATGAGATTGGACATATGTGTGATGAGAAGAGTAGTGGAATGAAGTACACTCAAAACCACAACTGGCAAAAAGGTTTCGCAGTCGCAACTATTGAGAATGGTCAACATCCTCATGTGCAGATTGTGGAAATTTCCCCCAATTACACTTGTGTAGTTGATGGAAAACTATTTAGTCTATAAAGGAGACAAAATGAAGATCACAAATTCAGAGCGTTCACTTGTTGAGCACTATGTATATGCAACTGCAGCATCAGCAGTAGCAATTTGGCAGACAGGAAATCACAGCATCAAGCATTGTGCTTTTGCAGCACTTGTTGGTGTAGTTGGTCCATTGCTTGCTAAGTTTAACCCAAAGGGTGTTGTAAATACTCTTGCTAAGCAGGAGCATTTGGATGCAGCTCAAACCGCTGCCTTGTCAGCTGTTGCTAACAAGGCGGTAGCAGATGCTAATAAGGCATTGACAGCATCTCCATACACCTCATCACCGTATACTGCGGGATAACGATAGATAAAACTTAATAGTGATGAATTGTAAAAAATGCAAGGGTAGAGTATTTGTTGACAGAGTTTACTCTCAAAATCTACGAATTGAACTATTTTGCATTTTATGTGGTAAAAGATGGATGGTAAAGAGAGATAATAGGTTCGGAGCATGGCTAGCAAAAAGAGAAGAAATGACGCAACTAGGTTACGGTATTTCTATCTAAATGGCTTTCTTCATAAAGTCATAAGGCGTTCACGTGCCGAGGATCTAATGATCGCTTGGAATTATCAAGAGGAAAAGCGTGTTGCTTACAGTTTAACTGATGTTAACAAAAATAAGCAACATGCTTATCCAATATCTGAAGTATCAAAAATAATTGGTAAGCATGAAGATACCATCAACATGCATATTAGGCGTGGAAATTTAAAGCATCCACAAAGATCTTATTCTTTAAATGGTAATAAAACTCCAGGAAAATATTTTTGGAGTGAAGACGATGTTAGGGAAATGCATGATTTTTTTAAAACAGTTCATAGAGGTAGGCCTAGAATTGACGGCGGTGTCACACCTGGTGATATGCCATCAAGAGCAGAACTAGAAGCTATAATAAAACAAGAAAATATTTTATACATTAAAAACAACGATGGGGAATTTGTCCCAGTTTGGAAACAACCTGAATGGTAGATAAAAAAATGAACAAGGAAGCAAAGCATGTCCTAGACCAAGCACTTCGTGTGTTGGAATTCACAATGGAAATAGCTGTACAAAGTAAGGACATTGATGCTATGATAGGTATATCGGACAGGTTGATGATTCTATATCAACACCTAGCTGAGGGTGATGTTAAAAAGTTTAAGCCAGGATTTACTATGGGACAAAAGGAAGAAGTTCATGATGAGTCAGACTAACGTTAAAGTTGATTTGCAATTTACTCGCAATTTAGGAAATTATGAAAGCCTAAAAGTAGGTATTGGCATTGAAGATTTTAAACGTGATGGCGAAACAATTGATGAAGCAACAGATCGTGTATACGCTTTTGTTGAAAAAAAGTTGATGGACAAAGTAAACGAAATTGAAGCAGAGTTGAATGCGGGTAAGTCAAAGAAATGACAAAAGATGAAGCAAAGGAAGCCTATGGACTAGTTGGCCTTTTTTGTGTTCTTTATAAAGAGAAATACAAGAAGGTGCCAGTAGTCAACAAATATCGTGAGAAGTGGGCTATGAAAGATGTTATTGATAGTGTTGGTTATGATAGGGCTAAAAAGCTTTTAGAGCAATATTTTAAACTAAACAAATCAGATCACAGTCTAACATGGTTCTTCTATAACTTTGACAAGATTGATGCTGCTCTGGTAGAATCAGAAAAGGATAAGGCCCGTCGGGAACTTATTATGAGACAAACAGAGCTAATGGTTAAAGAAAGAGATAATGAATACTGAGTCAGCGGTAATTACAGCAGTATGTGAGAACAAAGATATCTCTACAGTTCTTGCTGATAACATTGATGAGGTTTTTACTTCTCACAGAGATGTGTGGGAAGGTCTTAAGTCTTACTATTTAAAGTTTAAGGCTGTTCCAGATATTTCTGTTCTTACTGAAAGATTCAAAGATTTTGAACCTGTAAAGGTTAAGGGCGAAACAGCATATTATGTTGATCAATTAAAAAATGAATATCTTGCAAGTAGAATCAGAAATCTTCTCCTAACATCTGGTGCAAGTTTAAAGACTGAAGCTTCAGCAAGAGTTATTGCAGATATGCAAAAGGAATTAACAGGTCTAGGCAAACTTACGGCAAATGTAAGAGATATTGATTTGACCGACTATAAGCTTGCAGAAAAGCATTTTGAGGCTGTAAGAACACGATCTGATGCAATGGGCGGTAGTCCAGGAATTATGACAGGCTTTAAAGCCATTGACTATGCATACCCTACAGGAATGGCTCCAGGACACCTTATCGTCATGATTGGTTGGCCTGGTAAGGGTAAAACATGGTTCTCCTCTTATTTGGCTTGTAAGGCTTGGGAACAGGGTTTTAAGCCTATGATCATCTCTCTTGAAATGACTCCAGAAAATATGCGTGATCGTATCTACACAATGCTGGGTTCAGGACTGTTTAAGTCATCAGATTTTTCAAGAGGTAGTGTTGATATGACACAGTTCGATGATTGGGGTTCTAAAAAGTTCTTAGACAAAAATGGTTTCATCTTGGTCTCAAATGAGGGTTCAGGTCAAGTTACTCCTACAACTGTTCAGGCAAAAATTGATCAGCATAAACCAGATATGGTTATCTTAGATTATCATCAACTATTTGTTGATTCAAATAATTCAAAAGCACCTACTGAAAGAAACATGAACATTTCACGTGAATTCAAGATGCTTGCTATGAGAAACAATATTCCTATTATTGATATTACTGCTGCAACTGCTGAGGAAACATCTGATCATGATGCACCACCAATGCTTAACCAAGTGGCTTGGTCTAAGGCAATTGAATATGATGCTGATATGGCTATTGCGGTACACAAGAATCCTGATTCTAATATTATGGAGATTGTAAGTCGTAAGAATCGTCATGGTACAGAATTCGGTATGTACTTGGATTGGGATCTTAATAGAGGTATTGTTAAGGAAGTTTACGACGTGCCAACTATGTAATCAATCATTAACTTGATATAATTATCAAGAAAGATTGGTGATCATGTACCCACGTAAAATACATGACTTTTGGATCAACGGAACCATTAAAGATGATTCTAAGTTCCAAAGCTCAAGGGAGAACTATGAAAGACTTTTGGTCCAGCAAATGCGGGACAAAGGTTATGTTCCCGTCCTTGACATGCAACCACAATTTAATGTAAAATATAACCACGAGAAAGATCACTACACTTTCAACTTAGTAATGTACGGAATATATCTTGGAAAGGCTAAGTCGTTGATGTACGAAGGATTCTCTGGACAGAGTTTGATACCTAAAGGATAAAAAATGTCAGATGCATATACTAAATCGGATCTCCGATCTATTTTGCGTTCCTGCGGAATAGAAGTGATATCTCAGTCGGGTGATGATTTTTTATGTTTATGCCCATTTCATCATAATACGGATTCACCAGCATTTGCAGCAAGTTACACAAAAGGTCTGTATATATGCTATAACCAATATTGCAATGCATCAGGAAATATATTAGATTTAGTTATGAAACTAACTAATAGAAATAATTTTGAAGCGATGCGTTTTATTGCATCAAATAAAATGACAGAAGCCGATAGACTTGAGGAAGAGTTAAAAGATTTACTTGATGATAAGCCAGAGTTTCAGGAATTCCCGCAAGCAATTGTTGATAAATGTCATGAGACATTAATTTCTGGAAACCAAAGTGCAAAAGATTATTTGCTATCTAGACATATAACTGAGGAAGCAATGAATCATTTTAACCTCGGATTCTCTGATGTTCAACAAATGACTATGGTGCCATTACATTCACCCGATGGAATTCTTGTCGGAGTAATTGGAAGATCAATAGAGGGAAAACGTTTTAAAAATAGTCCTAATCTTCCAAGAAATAAAACTATGTTTAACTTGCATAGGGCTAAGCGTGAAGGTGGAACTATCATTGTTGTGGAGTCAAGCTTTGATGCTATTCGTTTATGGCAGGCGGGATTTCCAAATGCTGTAGCCACATTAGGTGGTAGCATATCAGATACCAATATACATAATTTAAATAAATATGCTTCAACTATTATATTGATGATTGACAATGATGGTGCTGGCAGAGCATTAGGTAAAACTATTGCTAATAGATTAAAGAATAAAAACATATTATGGGCTAGTTATAACCATGATGTTATTTACCCACATGGAGCAAAAGATGTGGGCGATCTCACAGACGAAGAGATAAAAATTTGTGTAAAAAATGCAATTCCGCATTTTGAATACGCATCTATGTGATATAATAAAAGAACAGGACAACATAGAGTCCATTACACTAAGGAGAATAGATATGGGTATCGTAAGAGGCCTTAACGCACTAAATCAACAAATGGAAAAAGCAGAGTACTCTGGCGAAGGTCAAAAGGGAACTTGGCTAAAGATTAATGATGGTCAATCAGTAAAGATTCGTTTTATGCAAGAGATTGATCCAAATTCAGAGAATTACACAGAACAAGCTGGTACTGCATTTATTGCAGTAGAGCATACAAATCCAGAATCATACCAACGCAAGGCACTTTGCTCTATCGAAGATCAAGGTCGTTGTTTTGGTTGTGAGCAGCATCGTCGTGACCCAAAGGCTAAGTGGGGCGGTAAGAAGCGTTTTTACGCAAATGTTATCGTAGATGATGGTGTCAAGGAGCCATATGTAGCCATCCTATCACAAGGTCTAGGTCCAAAGGCTGTTACAGAAACTGTAATTGCATGGGCTGGAGAAACAGGTAGTATTACAAACACTATCTGGAAGGTAAAGCGTACGGGTAAGGGTGCAACTGATACAAGTTATTCAGCAATCCCTCTTCCAACAGCATCAATCGAACCAATTGATTTTGCTAAGTATGAATTGTTTGATCTTGAAAAGACAGCAGTTCGTGATGTTCCTTATGAGGAGCAAGAGGCATTTTACTTTGGTACTGCTGGCGAGTCTGCTCTAGTTGGAGCAAGTTCTTCATCTGATGATTCTTCATCATCAATTGAATGGTAATATAACCCTACAAAAAGAAAGTTAAACATGTCTGACTTTGTTCATTTGCACGTTCACTCACATTACTCGTTGATGGATGGTTTAAATACCCCTCATGAGCTTTTGCAGGCTGCAAAAGATATGGGTCAGACAAGTTTAGCTATTACTGATCATGGAACATTGTCATCTCACAGAGATATGCAAATCGCAGCTAAAGAATTAGGTATGAAGCCTATACTCGGTCTAGAAGCTTATATCTCGGCTACAGATCGTTTCGATAAAAGAGCAGTTGCAAAAAGAGATGACAATACTTCCTTGTATAACCACATTATCCTTCTTGCTAAGAATGATGAAGGACTAAAGAACCTACAAAAACTTTCACAGATTGCTTGGACTGAAGGTTATTATCATAAGCCACGTATTGATATGGAAGTCCTTTTTGAATATGGTGACGGTATAATTGTAGTGTCAGGCTGTATGAATGGACTTATTTCTAAAGCTATTGAACGTGGCGATATAAATAAGGCAAAGGAAATCACAAAGGCTTTTAAAAAGCGTTTTGGTAATGATTTTTATATGGAAGTACAGGCTCACAATCCTAAAGAATTAAATGAATCCTTGTTGGCTATTGCCGATGAGTTGGGGGTGAAGTCCGTTGCTACAGGCGACTGTCATTTTGCAAAGGAAACTGAGAGGGATTTGGAGGAACTCCTACTCATCCTCTCAACCAAGCCATCCCAAAATAAAGAAGCAGATTACGAGAGTGGTCGTAAAAGATCTACTATCCTTGATCGCTTTGATCATATTTATCCCGATAGGCCTATTAGTTTCGCTGATATTAACGTTTATATTCAATCCCGTTCTCAAATTGAATCAGATTTTGTTAAAGCGGGTTTTGAAAGAAAAGACATATACGAATCATCAGTAGAGATTGATAATAAGATTGAGGCTTATGATTTTAATGAAAACCTTGATCTCCTACCAGTACCAAAGAAAAATGCATTAAAAACATTAAAAGATATGTGTGAAAAGTCTCTAGGAGAAAAGGGTTTAGATAATGAGACATACAAAGCAAGACTCGAAGAAGAGCTTCAAGTCATCGCTGACAAAAATTTTGCTAGTTACTTCCTTATTGTTAGTGATATGGTTAATTGGTCAAAAGAAAACAAAATCATGGTTGGCCCAGGCAGAGGATCCGCTGCTGGAAGTTTAGTATGTTATTTGATGGGTATTACAGAGGTAGACCCAATTAAATTTGACCTTTTGTTTTTTCGCTTTATTAATCCAGAGCGTAATGACTTTCCAGATATTGATACAGACTTCATGGACTTACGACGTGGAGAAGTAAAAGAATATCTGCGTAAAAAGTTTAAGCATGTTGCATCTATTTCTACATACACATACTTTAAAGATAAAGGTGTAATTCGAGATGTTGCAAGAGCATTTCTAATCCCTTTGGGAGAAGTTAACAAGGCACTTAAAGGGGTTGAAACATTTGAAGAGTTTGAGTCAAGCTCATCAACATTGGAGTTTAGACAAAAATATCCAGAAGTAATTAAATTTGCATCACAATTGCGTGGACGAATTCGTTCCAATGGTATGCATGCTGCTGGAGTGGTAGTTGCCAAAGATGATATTAGCAAGTATGTTCCTATTGAAACACGCAAAGACCCTAGCAATGATGTGTCAGGTCGCATTCCAGTGGTTGCGTATGACATGGAGCAGACAGCAGATCTAGGACTAATTAAACTTGACGTACTTGGCCTTAAGACTCTTTCTGTGATTGATGATGCAATTACTATTATTAATAATAAAGGCAAAGAAATCATACTTAAAGATATTCCACTAGATGACCCTAAAGTATTTAAAGATCTATCAGATGGTTTTACCAAAGGTGTATTCCAAGCAGAAGCAACACCATACACTAATCTTTTGATGAAGATGGGCGTAGATAACTTTGAAGACCTTGCTGCTTCAAATGCCCTAGTACGTCCAGGAGCCATGAATACAGTCGGAGGATCTTATATAAGGCGTAAGCGTGGTGAAGAAATGACTACATATGCTCACCCAATTATGCAAGAGTTTACAAAGCGTACATACGGAGTTATTATTTATCAAGAGCAGGTAATGCAGGCTTGCGTGTACCTAGGCGGTATGTCGTGGGCAGATGCTGATAAAGTTAGAAAGATTATTGGAAAAAAAAGAGATGCTAGTGAATTTGATCAGTATAGAGAGCAATTTGTTACGGGTGCTTCTCAACACATCACAAGGGAAGATGCAGAGAAGCTTTGGCATGATTTTGAAGCCCATGCTGGCTATTCTTTTAACCGTTCTCACGCTATTGCATATTCTATGCTTAGCTATTATACTGCTTGGCTCAAACATTATTATCCTCTTGAATTTATGTTTGCCATTCTTAAGAATGAAAACGATAAGGATGCAAGAACAGACTATTTGCTGGAAGCTAAACGATTGGGCATTAAAGTATTGCTCCCACATATTAACGAATCAGCACTTGATTTTAGTATCCAAGGGAATTCGCTAAGGTTTGGTCTATCCGATATTAAGTTTATTTCTCATAAAGTGGGAAGCAAAATTATAGCAACTCGACCATACAATTCAATGAAGCATTTTCAGGGAGTTGCGGGATTAAAGGGAAGTGGTATCAATTCAAGAGCAATAGACTCCTTAAATGCAATTGGTGCTGCATCATTTAAAGATAATCCTTTAACTGGCAATGAAAATGAAAATCTTTATGAATATCTAGGTATTCCAAAGTTTGATACAGGTAAACTAAGTCCTGCAATTAAAGCACAGGTTAATCCACTTGAAGAGTTTCTTGAAGAAGGTTGTTTCGTCCTTTTGGCTATGGTTAAATCAATTAAAAAAGGACCAACATGGTCTCGTGTTGAACTTGTTGATGACACAGGTTCTATTGGTATTTTTCATGAAGTCAATACTCAGATTGAGCCAGGAATGATGTATTTCTTCTTAGTGGGAGATAATCGTATTCACAGATATGTAACTATTGATGATGTTGTTAATAAGATTGATGACACATTTGTTCATTGGTTATATCGTGATAAATTAAAGATTGACACAGGCAAAAGACTTGTGATAGACTTTACACATTATAAGACTAAAGCAAATAAAATGATGGCACATATTATTTTGTCAGATGCTGATAAAAATCTTGAGCGTGTCATTGCTTTCCCAAAGTTTTATTCTACAGCTCTCGGTAAAATGAGAACAGGAATGATTTGTGACCCAGCCATTTCTAAAATGGACGATGGCACACTATATGTTAAGGAGGTGATTTAAATGACAGACGAAACAACACCAGTAGATGCACCAGCTGCTGATCCAGGAGTTCAGATTAGTGTAGAGCAAATTCTTGCTTCTATTCTTTCTCTAGGGCCCGTATCAGTTCCTCTGAGTAATCTTGTTGCAAATTATGGCGGTAAGAATATTGCTGTAAATCAAGATCCAGATACTAAAGCAGTTACTTTTGAACTAGCAGATGTAGTTCTTCCAGTAGAGGAAGATTCATCAGCAGAAACAGAAAATACCCCTGCAGAATAGTGTATAATATAAGTATATGGCTGACTCCTATGTACTTAAAGGAACGGAGAACGAGTATCTTCTGGTTATTAGAGCAGAGGATGAAAAAGCAATCTATCTTGTAATAGATGCTTTGTCGGCAAGTCGTAACGAACAAATTAAAGAAGTAGCAGTCGAATTAGAGAAGAGTTTACATGATAACGGAAGAGATTCTAGCAAAACTAGATCCAAAAACAAGAGCAAGACTACAACTAGCAACAACAGTAAACGTAGAAAAACAAAAGACACCTAGTATTGGTTTAACAATGGCTTTGAAGGGTGGCTTAGGTTTTGGTCGCCAAGTACTTATTTGGGGAAACAAATCTGCTGGTAAGTCTTCATTTTGTTTACAAATGATTGGTGAAGCACAAAAAGCTGGCAAGACATGTGCTTGGATTGATGCGGAAGCATCATATGATCCAGCATGGGCAGCACGACTAGGCGTTGATTCCGAATCTCTTATCTATTCTCCAGCTAAATCTATTAATGATATGGTTGATGTTGCACAACAACTTATGGAGGCGGGAGTAGATATTATTGTTGTAGATTCTATCTCAGCACTACTCCCCGCCATTTATTTTGAAAAAGATAGTTCTGATTTGAAGAAACTTGAAGACACCAAGCAGATTGGTGCAGAAGCAAAGGATATGACACATGCAGTCAAAATGCTTAACTATGCCAACAAAAATACGTTACTCGTTCTTATTTCTCAACAGAGAAATCAATTTGGAAGTATGCATGCGTCGCATATCCCGACTGGGGGCATGGCAGTTAAGTTTTTCTCCAGCACCGTTATTAAACTATGGGCATCCGAAGCTGATGCAAATGCTATTAAATCTGGAATCCAGGTTGGTGACAAAATCATTGAACAAAAAGTTGGCAGACCCGTTAACTGGATCATTGACTATAACAAAACTGGGCCAATGGGCCTCAGCGGTCAATATGATTTTTATTTCCAAGGGGATAAAGTTGGAGTTGATTCCGTTGGAGAAATCTTAGATACAGCAGAGATGATGGGTATTGTTCAAAAGGGTGGTGCTTGGTATACAGTTAATGAAGAGCGTTTTCAAGGCCGTGCCAAGGCTGTTGAATATTTGCGGGAGAACCCAGATGTTGCAGATAAAATTCGACAGGAAATTTATGACAAGTCTTGATAAGTTTTTAGAAAAACAAGATCAGATATACAAAGCTGAAGAGCAAGACATTGCTATGGGGATGTTTAGTTGTCAAAACAGAGATTGTGATGAAATAAACACAGAAGCAACAATAGATAAAGTAAAAAATAAACTTTATTGGGTTTGTGCTAATAATCATAAATCAAGTGTGGCTTTTTAATGTCTGAGCGTGGCGAAGTAAAGCGTGATGGTGCAAAAGCTCAAAAGAATTCGGGGCGTGGGGACTATCAAAAAGGTGACGCTGTATGGCATGATTTTGTCGTTGACTATAAAGAGTATTCGAAGTCCATATCCATTAGTAAAGAGATTTGGGCAAAGATCTGTACTGATACTTTTAAAGTATCACGTGAAAAATATCCTGTCCTCAAACTTATCCTTGGAGGAGATGGAGCAAAGACTAGACTTGCTGTTATAGAGTGGGCATTATTTGAGCAGATGGTAGAGTGTTGGGAAGAAAAAAATGTATAATGTTGATGTTTATGTAGAAAATGAAAGTAATCCAATTGCAATAATTAAGCCTTTGCCATTAGAAAGAAGCTGGATGGAAGATAACATATACCATTGTACTCCTTTGTCAATAATTAATAAATTTGGCTGGGGAGTTTCTTTTGAAAAAGATATTAGTTTTATTTGGGATGGTGATAAAGAAAGCCCAGCAGAAGTTTTAGAGGGCAAAGAATATTGCAAGCCTGTTAGAACTTATGGAACTATAAGCATGCACACAAATCTTATATTTAAAACAGATGAAAATGTAAGTTTATTGACTATGCCAGTACCAAACCAAATTTCAGAAGATGCACTATGTCTTTCAACAGCAATATCATCTTCATTTTTTACGGGATCTTTAAACATTGTCTGGAAATCTATTGTTAAAAATAAAAAAATAACAATACCAGCATACACAAATGTTGCAGTTTTGATACCCATTTCTTTAAAACAATTTAATGATTCTACAATGACTTTTAAAAAGGGTAGGTTTCCTTTTAGAGAAATTCATAATACTCAAGATTATTTAGATGAGATGAATAAGTATCATAAAGTAAATAAAAACTCGCATCTTTATAAAAAAGCTTTAGATCAAAATTATAATAAAATTGGAAGTCACGAAATAGTAAATTTTAAGTTTGGAGTAATAAATGAATAAATTAATTATTGTACCAAAAGTTGTAATCTATCAAAACTTTTTAGATAATACATCTGAAGTTTTTTCTATGATAAAAGATTCTGAAGGCAATTTTAAAGAAGGCAATGTCATGGGGCAATGGGGAGAATGGGCTGCTTTGTGGAAAGGAAAGTCTTGCAAAGTAAAACATGATTTATATGAACTTAAGGATAGCGATGATGATTTAATAATTTCTCAAAAAAATATTATTAATCAGATTTATAAAACTTTTGACATTGTTGTCCACGATTATGTTTCTATGTTTAAAGACGATGAAGGTTGGTATAGTTTTATAAAAAGCTGGGATATTGATAACGAGCCTTGGAAGAAAGGTTCTTATTTTGATTTCTTAAAATATAATCTAGATCAACCAGAAGAGATGGCTAAAGAACCTTTGGCAATGAACTATCATATGGATTACAATGCTCAAGATTCAGAGTCCCCATTGGATAAACTTGCAATTACTGTAACAATGTATGTTAATGATAATTATGAAGGTGGAGAAATAAGTATTTATGATCCAATTTCTAAAAAAGTTTATTCATATAAGCCAAAGGCGGGTGACATAACAGTATTTCCATCTGGCATGGACTATTTTCACGGAGTTCTTCCGTTTAGCGGTAATGATAGATATTTAATAAGAACTTTTATGGAATATAGACCAGAAGGAACGGAGTACTGGTTTAAGAAAGTAGAAGAGTATGGTTATGAAAAATGGATAGGCATGGAAAAAGAACGACTGTCTCAAGGGCGTATAGATGGAGTAAATCTAAGAAATATCGTGGCTCCAGGAAAAGATCCTAGAAATTTGCGTCTTCAATCTATTTATTTAGATGAAGATCCAATATACATAGATGGAACTAAAAATGTTTAAATCAAAAGAAATAATGCCAAAGGTAATGGTGTATCGGGATGTTTTTGATGTAGACTACATAATGTCAATAGTTAAAGATACCGAGCAAAGACATGACAGCAAAAATATTACAGAGTGG